ACGGGTGAAGATGTTTACGGGACGGATTGCCCCGGCATCATGGCGTTAGGCGATGTCAACGCCTTGCAATTGATGGTAAAACGCAACGCCCAAATAATAGAGAAAAAGGCCAAGCCTCCAATGGTTGGGCCGTCTTTCATGAAAACGCAGAAAGTCTCCACGCTGGCTGGCGACATGACATACGCCGATGAACGCGAAGGGCAAAAGGGCTTCCGTGCGGCATATGACGTGAATATGTCTACGGTTGAAATAAATCTGGCGATAAACGAACATCAGCGGCGCATCGACCGCTGTTTTTTCGTGGACTTGATTTTGATGATGGCGCAAACCGACCGCCGCGAAATAACGGCGCGTGAAATAGACGAACGCCACGAAGAAAAACTTCTGGCTTTGGGGCCGGTGCTTGAACAGTTGAATAAAGATTTGCTTGACCCGCTAATTGACATAACCTTTAAGATCATGTTGGAACACGGCGGCTTGATTCCCGATCCGCCGGAGGAACTTTCCGGGATGGATTTGAAGATAGAATATATTTCGATCATGGCGCAAGCGCAAAAAATGCTTGGCATTGCGAACGTCGAACGGTTCTTGGGGTTTGTCGGGAACGCCATAAACACGTTTCAAGACCCGTCAATCAAAGACAAGATAGACATAGACCAAACCATTGATATATACGGCGATATGACAAGCGTCCCGCCGGGCATCGTCAGGCCGGATGAGATTGTCGCCCAAATTAGGGCGCAGGCGCAAGCGGATAAACAACGGCAAATGCAATCCGCGATGATGGCGCAGGGAGCGCAAACCGCTAAAACCCTGTCAGGGGCTAATCTTGAAGGGCAAAACGCTTTAACGGCGATGATGGCGCAAAAAGAAGAGGCGGCGGCATGACAAAAGCTTACGTCGGAAACGTAGACGACCCCAGTCAGGTGCGAAACGCCGATAAAAAAGTCAAGGACAGGGAATGGAACGAAGCGCAAGATGCCAAGTCGGTGCTTCAAACGGCGGGCGGCAGGCGTTTGTTATGGCGGATTTTAACATATTGCCGGGTTTTTGAAAGCGTTTACGACGAGAGGCCGAACAAAATCGCTTACAACTCTGGCAGGCAGGATACCGGGCACTTTATAACGGGGATCATCGCCTTCGCTGGGGAGGAGTATCTTCTGCGAATGATGAAAGAAGCCGCGGGATTGGATGAAGTCGAAAACAACGATGCGCAAAACCAAACGGAAACGGAGGAATAATAATGGAAACAGAAACAGTGGAAGCCACGGTTGCGGCAGAGACAACCCCTGCGGTGGAACCTGATAAAGCCGCCGAAGCAAGCGAGAAACCGTCTCCGGCAAGCATAATGTATGGCAAACCGAAACCCGCCGTCGATGCCGACGTAAAGTCTGATGAGAATGCGGCGGAGAATACGGCGGTCAGCGCGGAAGCCGTCGCGCAACCCCCCGCTGACGCGAAAACCGATATCCAAGCAGACAAACAGGCGGATGCCGACGTGAAACCGCCTGTTGAAATAAAACTTGTAATGCCCGATAAATCGTTGCTCGATCCCTCTGCAATCGAAAGGATTTCAGCCGAAGCAAAGGCGAAAGGACTTTCAAGCGAGGCCGCGCAGGAACTTTTAAACCGGGAGCATGAAACGGTTGCGGCTTATAATAAAGCGCAAACGGAACAAGTGGGACGCGTTAGCGATAAATGGTACAAGGAATGCGAGTCTGACCCTGTGATGGGCGGCAAAAACCTTCCCAAAACCGTTGAATATGCGACGCGGGCAATAAACAGGTTTGGGACAAAAGCCCTGAAAGAAACATTGAATCGCACGGGGTTTGGCAATTACCCTGAACTGGTGCGACTGTTATCCGAAGTCGGACGCGCCGACGCCAACGACAAGTTCGAGATTGGCGACACGGGTAAAAAACCGATTGTAAAAACTCCCGCGCAGAGAATGTACGGGACTCAATAATCGAAACATAAATCGTAACATTGCAATAGGAGTATGAATTATGGCGGCTTTAGGAACAGGTGTTTTAACGATGGCGGACTGGGCTAAACGGCTCGATCCCTGCGGCAATATTTCGCTGATAATCGAAATGCTGTCGCAGGTCAATGAGGTTCTGGACGACATGACGTTCAAGGAAGGCAATCTTCCAACTGGGCATCGCATCTCCATGCGAACGGGATTGCCAACCGTGGCATGGCGGCTTTTAAACCAAGGCATTGCGCCATCGAAGTCAACCACGGCGCAAGTGGACGAACAATGCGGCTCGCTTGAAGCGTGGTCTGAGGTAGATAAGAAGCTAGCTAACATGAATGGCAACACGGCGGAATTCAGGCTTTCCGAGGCAAAGGCGTTTATAGAAGCCATGAGTCAGGAAATGGCTAGCACGCTGTTTTATGGCAATTCCGGTTTGGCCCCGGAGGAATTCACGGGTATGGCAGTGCGCTATTCCAGCCTTTCCGCTGGTAACGCGTCTAATGTCATTTCCGGTTCCGGCGCGGGTTCGGACAATTCATCCATATGGTTGATTGTATGGGGTGAAGATACCGTTACAGGGATATTCCCGAAAGGCTCTCCGTCCGTCGGATTGGTTCACGATGACAGAGGCGAAAGCGTCATCGAGACCACCGCGGGGATCGGCGGCAACCGGATGATGGGATATCTGGATCACTTCGAGTGGACTTGTGGCATCGCCTTGAAGGATTGGCGGTATGCGGTTCGCATTCCAAATATCGACATATCCGCGCTCATTGCCAAGTCGAGTGCGGCAGACTTGATCGAGCTGATGATTAAAGCCGTTTACCGGGTTCCGAACCTGAAGGCCGGGAAGGCCGCGTTTTACATGAACAGAACCTGCATGCAAATGCTCGATATCCAGCGGCGCGACGATATCGTTACGGGTTCTGGATTGACATGGGACACGGTTGACGGGAAACGCCAAGGATCGTTTAGGGGTATTCCCATCAGGCTATGCGACGCGCTTACGGAGACCGAGGCGACTGTTTCGTAATTGAACATTTACCATAAAAAAATCGAAAGGGTGAAACCATGTTTATAGACGCACAGCAGTTATTTAGCGACGCGCAGGCTTTGACGGCTTCCGCCGCTTCCAGCAATTACATCGACCTTGGTTCCGACCGCAATATAGGTGTCGGCGAACCGATGGCGGTGGTCATTAATGTGGATGTGGTGCTAGGCGGAACGAGCACGCCGTCGTTTAGCTTTGCCATTGAGATGGACGATAACACGTCGTTTAGTTCGGCGATCAAAGTTGCGACATCGCAAGTGTTTACGGTTCTTCCAGCTGGGAAAATTATCGTTGTTCCCGTTCCCAAGGATTTAACCGGAGAACAGTATATGCGGATGTATTACACGGCGGCGGGCACAAATCCGACGCTGACAGTTACGGCTTCGTTGATACCGCAGAGCATGGTTCAGGCTGACGCGGTTTATCCGAAGGGTTATACTATTTCCTAACCGGTCGCCGGGGGGACGCCGCGCGGCGTTCCTCCGGGGCTTTATAAAACAAAGGAGCATGTATGAAAGTCAAGGCCATTGCACTGGGTTATTTTAATAACAGGCGAATGCGTGTAGGCGACCAATTCGTAGTTTCTGGCAGGGAGTATTCAAGCAAGTGGATGGAAAGCATGGAGCCAAAGGCTCAAATCGAACCGGAGCCGCCAGAACCAATTTCCGCGTCGAAACCGGTTCCAAGCAAATATTTTCCGGGGAAGGATAAATAGTCATGCCATCCAATGACTGGGAAACCGTCGCCGCAAGCCAGACAGACCAAGTTCTGGGGCCGGTAGGCGGAGCAAAGGATATTCTCGAACGGCTGATTATAACGGTCAACACCGCCGCGACATCGACTGTCAGCATTAAAGATGGCTCTGGTTCGGCGATTCCAATTGCTCCAGCCGTTACCCCCGTTGGAGTTTATTCGATATGGATAGGGGCAAGATCGGTTGCCGGCGCATGGTCTGTCACCACGGGGGCTGGG